CTTTTAAATTCTGGTTTCCCTCAATCAATTGTCCTTCATAACTAGACGAATTATCACTAAAAGTATTATTCAACATTTTGCATATACCAATAAGAAATTTCTGAGTGAAAAGATTTCTCATTATTGATAGAACCCTCTTTCACGAAAATATAAGACTCTGGTTGTTCGTTATCAAAATCTGACCAAACTTCAATTGTTGTGCTGTCCACCATTTGAAAACTGAACCCGCCTATCACTCCTTCATATATCACTTTCATTGTTGTTATTATTTTGTTAAAGTCTAGCTAATATATTCTTAACTAAAGATTTAAATTTATACGTAAATTTATTGTTTGGTAGTTGTTTCCAATTTTCAATTAGCACTGCGAAAAATTCATTGTGGTCTGTTAACCCATATTCTGGAAATCCCAAATGTTTGGCAATTTTATATCTTTCTCTTTTTGTTATATTCTTGGGCTTTGTGTGTTTACCTATATAATAAATATCTAAAAACTTCTCAAATGCACTAATCATCATAGATTGAGTTTGGGTTGGTATTAGATCAACAACCCAATGTGCATATTCATGCACCCACAGCGCATTCTCATCAATATACATCTCATCAATAAAAATAAGCTTGTCCCCGGCCATACCAGCCACTTGCTCTTTACTATTATAGTAAGATTTAGTGAATGGGTTTTTCTTTAAGGACGTAATGACTATTTTGGGGCTTTTGTTTGGTAAAATATCTCGTATATAAGTCAACATAACTAATACACTATGTTTAACCATTCTATAGTTATACGACCCAACACCATAATTAGTATCGTTAACGTTATCTTCATCTAAGAAAACTTGAACACCTTGATAATCGTATATTTTTTTATATGATTTAGTCTTTTCTCTACCAATACTTTTGATAAGATTTTTAATTACTGTATCTAAATACTTTTCCGCCAACTCAACCGATGATTTAATCAAATTATCATACTTCAACTTAATGACCTTATCTTCAGTATCCTCCATTCTATCTATTGGGTATTTTCTATAATATTCTTTATAGGATTCTAAAACATCTGGACCTAAAATATCTAATTTGCCAGATGTGATTAATTCTTCCTTCCTCAAAGGATTTCTCTGTTTTCTTTCGAAGTATAGCCTAAATGGGGTCATATAGTTATTTAGTGTGTTTATTTAGTGTGTTTATCACATAAACACTTCCACCAATTATTCCTTATAATATTCCCAACATCGCCACAAATCTCACAAGTCACTAATGATTTCCCACTAGCTATATTAGATAATTTAATGTAATCGTCCCAATATTCCTTATAATTAGGTCCATAAAAATTTCCCTGATCCGTCAATTCCCCAAATTTTTCCTTGAATATAAACGTGCTATATCTTACAATATTCCCATCGGTTTTTGCTCGTTCAATTAAATCCTTTAACGATTTGAAGTATTCCCTTATTATATCCTTCCATCCCACTCCACACTCAAAGGAATATCGAAGATTACATAACTCTGACTTATCCAACGATGTGTATCCTTTCATTACTGCATTTTCATACCACTCCTCAACAAATGGGGATAAATCCAATATAAATTCAGGATAATCATTTATAAGATCCCACCAAACATCTTCAATATTTGATTTTAAAAATTCCATTATCTTATGATTATATTTCGGTTTTAATAACTTAAACCTTGATACTACATCCCAAAGTGGTTACAGTAGCGGAACCATCTTGAATCATAACAGGTTCCACCCCAAACGACCCATCTGAGGATACCCCAACTATTCCAAAACCGTTTTGCCAATTTGGAGCACTCGCATATATCGGATTCAAATCACACATACACCCCATCTCCCATGCATATATTTGTTTCTCCATCTTACTACCTATACCGGGAAGTCTTTGAGCAGTCATACCCAATCTATGAGTATGTCCCATTATAAGAGATTGAAAATACTTATCGATCATTCCTCTGGCAGAATATCCCCCACCCTTTCTCACTACATCACCATGAGTCACAATCAAGTCGGGACAAACTTCAACATAATCACAATGTTGAACCACATTCTGAAAGTCTCCCAGAAAAACATTTTGATAACTCAACTTTTCTTGTATATCCGGTAAACATGCAAGTTCACCCAATCTCTCACTCAAATATCTAAACCATCTACCATCGGTTCCATTACCAGAATGGTTAGCATGTGTCTCCACAATCTCGGCTCCATTTGAAACCCCCACCAAATCCCTCAAGAATTGCTGGTAAGCCTCTCTCTCGTCCAATAGGGTGTAGTTATGCCTAATATCCTTTGGATACCTAGAAACGGCCAGCAAATCGACAGTATCACCATTTAGAATGATCTGCTTTGGGTGTAACTGACTAATTGTTTCTAAAACTATATCCAATGACTTCTGACAATGTTTTGGGAAGTGCATATCTCCAAGAACAACCACAAAATCATTCAATGATTGATTAGTATATCTTGGTGTTGATTGAAATGATATTGGGGCTAGATTTTCCAAAAATGCTAGAACCTCCTCTTCTGTTTTTTGAAACTTTTTAGCTTTTTCCCTCTGTAGATTTTCATTTACATATGGGGTTGGTGATAGAAATTCAAATTCCGGTGCTTCGGTTGTTGAAAAATTATCATTGTATGAGTTGACCCATCCTTGAGCAGTAGATTTGGCTATTCCGAATTCCTCGGTAATTTGACTATATGTGTATCCACTATTCCTTGCGTTTATAATTTGTTTTTTAATATCCATTTTGTTTTATTTTTATTTTTGTTTATTTTTAGGTTTGCTCATCTTCTTTCTGGTTTCATCAGAAAGTTTTACACCTAAACGATTACCTATTTTTCCAGTATTGGCTCGACTGATTTTTTCCTTCGTTTCTAACGATAAAGATTTACCTTTCTTGTGGCTGGGTATCCCCAATTTACTCTTACTCATTTTTTCTTTAGTTTCACTTGAAAGGACTCTACCTTTCGATTTCAAACTTATTTTTTTACGAGTTTCTTCTGAAAATTTTCTCCCTAAACTGGATATTCTTATTTTTTCTTTATGTTCTTCAGATAATATCCGTCCCGTCACATCATTAGAATATTCACATCTATTATACCCTTTAGTTTTCTCTGTAGATTCAAACAATTTTATATAAAATGATTCTCTTTCAAGTAAACGGGTATTATCTTTTATTTTATCGAAATCTTCTATTGTTTCCAAAATTTCAACCCGGAATGAATCCCATCCATGTTTAATTATTGCATTTTGCAAATAATATAACCCATTATTTTTTTTACTCGTATTTTTATGATAATTAAGTCTTCTACTAAGATCAATCGATTTACCAATATAAATTTTTCCATTATTCAAACAAGTCAATTTATAAATACCGGCAGCTTTTATATATTCAGAATCCATCTATTTATATTTAGCATTTACTTGCGTTTTTATATTCATATCTTTTGTATTGAATCTTTCAAATCATTCAGAAACCCCATTGTCTCCGCTTGACTTGGTTTATGATGAAGGTCAACCCACTCATCATGTGCGTCCTCATATGTATCATGAGAACTGTGTATTGTCAACTTATCGTTTGGTAAATACTTCATTAAAATAACGTAAGAGCCATCTTTTTGACGCTTGATACCATATTTGGTATGTTGTTTCACTTCTATTATTTAGTCTTTTCCGGCATAAGATCGGCGGATTTAAAAATGTTTCCAACAATTTCACTAACTTCATTTTGGGCATAAAGCCATTGGTCATCGACCCAAAAACAATATAATATTCTATTTTTGAATACATACATGGAGAGTGAAAACATCTATGTAATTCTAAATGTTCATCCGATATGGTCTTAAAGGAGTTACCTGTCCATATTCTAAATTTGATCGCTCGTTGCATCATTTCCTATGAATATCATTGATTTTCAACTTGTCAAGATTAAATAATTTCATGTATTACGATGAAGAAACGCTTGACGATGATGTTGATTCCATCATAGCACAAATTAAAAACCAAGAAAAATCCTTAAAGAGTGTTGAAAAAAATCATCCCGAACTTAAGAAAGAAGATTTGGAGAAATTTATTATCGATAATGCCGCATCCGTTATTGCAGACTCTATCGACATGGTTCAAAGCTTAAAAACTGATGTTTTGGGGGGGGCTGATTCAAAAATGGTCGAAGCTACAGCAGAATTGGTTAAAGCAGTTACAGGCGCATTGGATGCATTGTCCAAATTGAAATTATCTGACGATAAACTAAAAGGGCAGAAAGAAATTAAACAAATGGAAATCGATTCCAGATCAATAGAAAATAGTGGTGGACCACAATCAGGATTATTTATAAGCAGAGAAGATTTAATTAAAAATCTTTTAAATAGAAAAGACGATCAACTGAATGACGTTGTCGATGTTTAATCTCCATTACCAAGCTGACCCTTACTAGTATTTGGGTTAACGCTCTTATTACGCTCTTTGTCTTCTATTTGTAATTGGTTCTTTCTTTTATTTGTCGTCTCCAACACATCCAACATTATATTCAGTGTGATCTCTTCGGTCTGTTCATTGTTTCGATCCTCGTCAAGATTTTTAACTTCTTTTACCTTCTCGGTGATTTTATTATCTTTTGGTGTAGGTGCTTTAGTTTTCATCAAGTCATAAGATTGTTCCTTTTCATCTATAAATGGATTATATCTCTTAATTTTAGTGAGCACAGTGTCTCGTTGTTCTTTCAAATATCCTTTCACTATTTCCTTAATAGGGACTTTAGCAGCTTCAACTTTAAGATAAAAAAATCTATCTTTAACCATATAATTCCCATGAGGTTTGAACACCTGTTGACCACTTGGTTCATCTCCATAACGTGATTGATTTTTCTTATCTACTAATGGTTTAGTATCGTCGCTAGAGGATGCCATAGTTATATTATCATTAAACATGGTTTCTGTTAATTTC